ATGAACTGTGAAATGCTCGATGTCAAATTGAAAGTGGATTCGCCGATGATGGCGGATTATCTGGCTTACCTGTTCCCGCCTGACAGTCCGGGCGGGCCTCTGAAAGTCTATGCCCGAAACAGCATAGGCAGGCTTCTCGTGGCTCATTGCAAGGTGGCGGAGGGTCCGGTGGCTCTGGAAGGCGACAAGGTCGTGGATCTGGAGTTGCCAAGCGACATCGCCACGGCTCCTATGAGGGATAAGTTCCTTTATTATGACAAGTACAGCACGGTGGCGTTGAATATGGCGATCAACGCCTTCTTTGACATCGAGTTCAAGCAGTACTACCTTGCCGGCTACGAGCTCGGAGTCCAGAAGAAGGACATAGTCACTGCGTTCATCGTGTCGAGGGAATTGTTCAGCACCGACTATTTCGACGCGCTGCACAAGAGGATCTACAGGCAATCGCAACAGACGCTGGACAAACTGGTGAAGAAACTTATCAACAAGGTGGATTACATCAACAGCAGTATAAACATAAACGGATTGAAAGATGATCAGAATCATTGACTCATTGCAGGCCCAGAGCCTTGACAGACAGGATGGAGTCTGGCATAAACTTGCGCTCGTTCCAGGGACCGCCACCATCGAGCGGTCGGAGAAGACGGAGGATGCCGGGAGGCTGGCCACCGTCAAGATCAACGCCACGCTTTCGGAGTCATCGGAGATTATGAGGGACAACCTTATATTAAAGGTAGGATTCTGCCACGGGGACGATGAGACTTACGGCACCGAGGACTTGCCTCTTGCCTTCGAGGTCAACGAAACCAACACCATGAAGTTGTCCAGCTCGTATCAATTCCCTGTCTTTTAGCGTGTCCTTTCCTTACGGGTGTCTCGCTGGTATCTTTGCGTAAACATTGATTAACAAGATGAAAGCAGACACATTCCAACTGGCAAGGGACATCGTTCAGGGAAAGTGGCTGGTCTCCAATCCGGACCGGCTGCTTCCCATCGCCCGCTCATTTCTCAACAAGACGCCCGTGGAGATGGAGGTGAAGGCGGCAAGCGTCACCACGGTCTCCGACTCCGGTGCTCTGCCGGAAAAGGCCAAGCGTGTGGCTATCATCCCTCTTCACGGAACGATGACGAAGTACGACACTTGCGAGAGTTACGGCACAACGTTCATAGCTAAAAGGCTCCGGGAGATGGCCGATGACGAAAATGTCATCGGCATAATCCTGGACATAGACTCTCCCGGCGGCAGTTCGTCTGCTATCCCTCCGATGATCGAGGCGATCAGCCACGCGAAGGCCGCCGGAAAGCCGGTCTACGCACATGTGGACTTCTGTGCCTCCGCCGCCTACTGGGTGGCCTCCCAATGTGACGCCATCTACATGGACAACGACCTTTCCGAGGTCGGCTCCATCGGAGCCATGGCCGTGTTCATCGACAGCACGGCTGCCAATCCTACCACCGGAGAGAAGACTATTGTCATCTATGCCGAGGAGTCTCCGGACAAGAACTTCGCCTACAGGGAGGCTCTTTCCGGAAGGTACGAGGCGGCGAAGGCCGAGCTGAAGCCGCTGGTGGATCAGTTCAGGGATGCCGTCGTGGCCGGAAGGCCTACCATCCACAAGGATCAGGACGGGGTTCTCTCGGGAAAGATGTTCGGCACCGCTGAGGCGTTGCGCCTGAATATGGCCGATGCCAAGAAGACCCTTTCCGAGACCATCGAGGCGGTCTTCGCACTCACAAGCGTTTAACCAATCTTTTTCATAATGGATAAGAAAACTCTCAACAATTCCAAGATGGGCCGACTTGTGGCCCGTCTCTTCGGCAAGAGCGAGCTTGACGTCAAGGACGGCAAGGTTTCCCTTTCCGATCAGGAGCGGCAGAAGGTTCTGGAGAACTACGGCCAGGACTTTCTCGACAAACTGGAAAGCATCAACCTCGATGAGGAGGGTGATGCCGTGACCCTTTTCAACGCCGCCGTGGCCGCCAAGACAGATGAGGCCACCAAGGCCCTTAAAGAGCAGGTGAAGAAGCTTCAGAAGGACGTTGTCTCATTGGCTTCCGAGCCGGAGCCTAAGCCGGCTGCCACGGCAGTTCCTGCGTCCAAGGAGGCCAAGGTCTTTGCCATCAATATGGCGGCGGCACACAACAAGATCGTGAAGGAAGCCCTTGATTCCGTCAATCCTTACGCTTTCACGGCGATGGAAGACGCGTCTATCGACATCACGGATCTCAACGCCGAGTTCAAGATGACGATGCCTCCTAAGATGAAGTTGGAGCTCCTTAACAAGAGGATCTACAACGGATTCGATGACGCCAAGCATATGACCCGCATCCAGTCCAACACGGACTACATCGCAAGCGCGGCCATTATGTCCGAGGTCTCACAGCAGTTCACACCGAAATGGACTCCTAAGGGATCGCCCCATTTCACTCCGATCAGGATTCCTTATCGCCGTCACAAGCTGAACGTGCTGATCCAGCCGGCCGATGTGCTCAAGAGCTGGCTGCTCTATCTCTACGAGCAGGGCAAGACCATGGCGGATATGCCTATCACCCGCTACATCATCGAGAACCACATCCTGCCTAAGGTGCTGGATGACATCACCATCTCGATGATCGCAAAGGGTAAGTTCATCGATGCTGGCGTTGTCGCTGACGGTGACGCGGGCAAGGCCGCCAAGAACTCTATGGACGGTTTCGAGACCATCCTTGTGGAGGGCAAGTCCGATGAGAACTGCAAGATCAACTACTACAAGGCAGCAGCCGACCCGATGGCGATGTCGGACTCCGAGCTCCTCGCCTACATCAACGGCTTCGTTGACAGCATCTCCGGACTGTTCGCACACATCGTGACCATCCACTGCTCTGAGCAGCTGCTCACCCGCTACAAGAGGGCGGACTTCGCCGTCAACGGCAAATACACCGGCGTGGAGAATGACGGAAGCATCCGCTTCACCAACTTCCACCTCGTACCTCTGAAATCGATGTACAACTCCCCTATCATCTTCGCGACCCCGAAGGAGAATTTCGTGGAGCTTGTGGATCTCTCCAAGGCGGAGAACTGCATCGTCAAGATCGAGGAGCTGAACTATGACGTGAAGGTGTTCGGCGAGTACTCCCTCTCTACGGGCTTCAAGATCGCCGAGGCTGTGTATGCCGCCGTGCCTGATGGCTACACTCCTGTCGAGAGCATCGTCTCCGATGTCCCTGACACCGACAAGTGGGAGAACGGAAAGAAGGCTGCTGACAACACCAAGGATCAGAGTTCAGAGACCAACCCGGATCAGGGTCAAGGCGGTGCATAACCAAATAACAAGCGTGAATTATGGCTTACGTTAAATCATCAATTCCAAGACCTGGTGACGGCGCTGGTTGCGCCGCCACCAGAAAATCACAGATCATCCTCGTAGATGTGGAGGATGTCGCCAGCGAACCGGCAAGAGAGGTTGGCAACTGCGTTGTAACTGGAGACCTCACATTGAAGACCGGCGCAAAGGCAATCTCCATCTATGCCACGGCTTCCACGATTCAGGTCACCGAGGAACTTTCCGGAGATCCGGACGCCGAGGGAATCAAGACCGGTATCGTGTTCGACCACCCGGGCAACTCAGTGGCCATCAAGAATTTCATCGAGATCTTCAAGAACCGTGGCGTGATCGCCATCGTGCAGGAGTGCGACGGAACAACTGCTGGCCGTCCTCAGATTATGGGACGTGTCTGCAACCCGCTCAGGTTGTCTCTTGAGACCAAGATGGACGGTGAGGCGACCAAGAGGACTCTTACCTGGAAGCAGGCGTTGCCTGACAAGTTCCTGGCCGGTGAATATGCCGGAGAGATGCCGGAGATCGCCGAGGACGCCACAAGCGCGACCGGAGGAGCTTAGCGGATGTCTGAGATCGACACAAAAGCCGTCGAAGGCAAGGTTGCGGGCAACCCTGTAAGCGGCGGAACGAATCTGGTTGTCTGTGCCTACGAGGGCACGGACGGCCAGTTGTCCAAAGCCTGGGAGAAGATGACAGGTGTCAAGCCTGTTGTCTTCACGGTTGAACCGGACGCTGACATCCGTGACATTCTTGCCGGAATCATCGCCGACAACAATATCTCCGATGATTTCATCCTCGTGCCGGCCAACTGCGTTCCTTGCGCCAAGATTTCCATCGGAGAACTGGCCACACCGCTTGTGTTCCTTGACGTTCAAGGCAACAAGGTTTTCAGCGAAAGGCTGCCGAAACCGTTCTCCAAGGAGAAACTCGTGGACGCGCTTCCAGCGGAAAACCAGACAGCGGAGGAGTTCCTAAAGGACTACTTCAAGAAGAATCTCCATAGACCAATCGAGGCCGGATTCCGGTTCGGCAACATCGTGACTCCGGTCTATCGCGCGAATCCTTGCGAACATCTTGTCATCGAGGCGTTCGTCCGCAAGAAGTTCGTGTTCGCCACTCCTCAAGGCTATGCGGCCATCACACATCTGATTGACCAGTACCTGCTGAATGAGTAACGAGATTGACAGATGGATATGTTCGGGAGCCGAGGTCACTGAAGGACTTCGGCTCTTGAGCATATACGCGCCCAACAAGTGGCTCGACGCTCTTGTCAGGAAGGCGCCGAAGGAATATTCATACCTCCTGAAGAAAGCTTTGCTTCCGTTCGCCACAGAGGTTCCGTTCTCGCAGACATTGACGAAAGGCGGGCGGTTCCGGGAAGACTGGCCGTTCCTCTCCGAACCTGATTGCCCGACCGAACTGAAGGCCCTTGCCGCGGATATGATCACATCGTGGCACAACTATGTCAACGCCCACGAGGATCTGTTCAAATGCACCACTCCGGAAGAGTGCTTCGAGGCCGCGGAAAAAACGGTAAGAAATTTTTATCAAAATTCAGTTTCCCGCACTGAATTTCAATACTACAAGGAGCATCACCGGATTCTTGGCAAACATCCGATTTTCGCCTTGACAAAGAAACTGGATAATCTGAGACAAATGCCGATCACCGAGCTAATCCGGAAAAGGCGCAATGTCCAGGATTCCATCTGGCGCGCGGAGCGGGAAATCAAGAAAGGCGACCGCCCTGACCTGAAAGTGTCAAGAGAGGAAAGGCTTTCCCGCCTGAAGATGACGCTCGATGAGATAAACCGAATGATTAAAGAATATGAAGGAACTGACAACCGAACTTCTCGATGATCTTTCATCCCTTGCGGCCATCGGCTGGACTGATGCCGAACTGGCCGGATTCCTTGACATCACAGAAAGGCAATTGGATGTCATCTTGGCTGATCCCGTCACGATAGATGATCAGCGGATCAGCAACGCCATCAAACGCGGCCAGCTGGAGAAGAGGGCCAAGATCGAACTTGCCGTTGTGCGTGGAGCTATGGGTGGCGACGCCGACTCCGTCGAGCAGTTCCGCGACATCGTCCGGGACAAAAGTTTCACCATCTCAAAGCTGGATCTGTTCGGCGGTGCCGAGAAAGAAGGCGCGTTCGAGAAGATTCAGGAATATATTGCTTCCGGATCAAAGGGCAACCTTTCCGACAAGGAACAGATCTACATAGACCTGCTGACGCTGATATATTCATTGGACGGCCAGTATGGCAAAAGGAGGACGATCAAGTTCCTGACCAGCGCCCCTTTCTGCATCCCCTACCAGCGTGCCGCGGACATATATTCAGAAGCCGTGGAGCTCTTCTTCTGCAACCGCAAGGTCTCCAAGGAGGCGATGCGCAACAAGATGGCGGATCAGTTCGACACACTCTATGTCGCCGCGAGGGACGCCGCCAAGACATCGAAGGACTATGCCGTGGCCGCTGACATCCTTGCCAACAAGGCTCGTGCCCTCCAGCTGGACAAAGATGATCCGGCCAAGCTTCCGGCTGAAATCTACCAGCCGATGTTCCGCCTGCTTTCCGCAACGCCTGAATCCATCGGACTTCCGGCAGCCAACCGTGATGAGCTGGAAAGGCAGATTGACACCGTAGTCGCTCCGGAATCCGTCAAGAGACGGCTCAGGACCGATGCAGGCATCGTTGATCTCGACATCGTAAAATACCTTGAGGATGCAAAGGAAGAGAGTTAAGCCCGGATCCACACAAGCCGCCTCCGTCCAGTACCAGAACCCGTTCGCCCAGATCGTGTCGCTGGCCGGAGCGTGCCAGAACCTCCAGGTGGTCGGACGTGGCGGAGCCAAGACCACAGACATACAGGCCGAAAGACTTCTGGATGTCATCTATGACATGCCTGGCGCGCCCGTGGTCTGGGTGGCCGACACGTTCACGAACCTGAACGCCAACATCCTCCCTTCCGTTCTGGAGGGACTGGAGCGCAAAGGCCTGCGTGAAGGAGTCCACTATGTCATCGAGAAGGAGCCGCCGACATTCACCGATGCGGAGATGGCATCCCTTCCGGACTGGCTTAAACCACATTTCTGGAAACCTTTCAACAAACTGGTCTCCTACAAACGCACGATCATATTCTACACCGGCACCAACATCCGGTTCGGCTCCCTTGACCGCCCGGCCACCCTTGCCGGAGCCTCCTACGTCTTTGTCTTCGGAGATGAGGTGAAATATTTCCGGGAAGACAAGATCTCCAACCTGCTGAAGGCAGTCCGTGGCTACAGGCAGGAATATGGTCACAGTGTCTTCTACCGAGGATTCAGTTTCACCACCGATATGCCGGACACCACGCACATCGGGGAATATGACTGGATCCTGAAATATGCCCACAATATGGACATCCCGGCCATCGTGCTTGTGCTGAAAGCCGGCCTGATCTATAACGAATGCCTGCACGAGGCTGCCGCCGCCAAGGACAAATGGTTGAAAACCCACAGTGCCGATGACCTGAACGTCTATCGGAGCAAATGTCGTGTGGCCGAACAGTGGAAGGCGAGGTGGACGGAACTGAGGATGAGGAAGGAAGCCAGAACGTTCTTCATGCTCGCATCCTCGTACATCAATGTGGACATCCTCACTGAGCAATGGTTCGGGGATGCCATCGCTGGTAAGCTGCCTGACCTGAACACGGCCATCCTGTCGATGCGTCCGTCCCTGGAATCCGGCGACCGCTTCTACACATCCCTTGCCGAACGCCACTTCTACTACGACGGCACGGATGAGGATGCCTATGACGGTTTCGGGCTGCTGGATAGGGAGGATTGCAGGGTGCTGAAATATCTCGATATCGACAAGCCATTGATGGCGGGAGTGGACTTCGGGAATATGTGTTCGATGTCCATCGCCCAGAACGACATCGAGAAGGGTCGCGCGTGCATACGTGTGGTGAAGTTCCTCTACACTTTGGCTCCAGAATATGTCCCTGACCTCGGAGAGAAGTTCCGCGCTTTCTTCGCACCTGTGAGGCGCAAGACCCTGATGCTGTACTATGACCGTGCAGGCAACTCCTACAAGTCCGTGGGTGAGGATCAGGTCGGCAAGTTAAAGAAGGCTATTGAATATGATGAATCCGGCCGCCGTACAGGGTGGACGGTGCAGCTTATGTCCATCAACCAGGGCAACATCGGGCAGCCGGAGGAATATTCATTTATGCAGGAGATAATGAGTGAGCGTAATCCACGGTTGCCGGTGATTCGCATCGACGCGTATGCGGCCAAGCATCTGAAGCTGTCATTGGAAAAGGCAAGGACTGTGGTCAGGAACGGGGTTGTGTTCAAGGATAAGAAAAGCGAGAAGTTACCGGTGGAGCAGCTGCCTACGGAGTCCACCAACCCATCAGACTCATTCAAGTATCTTGTGATGACCAAGCAACTCAGAGGCGTGGCCAGCGGCAAGACGATGCTGCCGTCCTCGGCGACGGATCCTCGTGCGGTCGGGAAAAACAAGGACTGAGCGGGGCGTGCGCCATATATCACCCTCGGGAAGGAATCGCAATTGCGATTCTTCCGTTGCGCGGCCCGGGCTCTTTTGCGTCCGAAAAAGTGCGTTTTTGCCGCGGCGGGGTGCAAGGCTTTGAACCACTTGATTTTGACGGGAATATATTCACAAAACAAGCCCGTTTTGCTGAAATAGCCGAGCCTTGGGCTGTAGTTTCCGGGTTGGGCGTGGTGTCCTTTTTATCGTCTTGGGAGGTGGCTAACTTTGTGATATGAACGTATATGAAGCATTGACGGAGATGAGGCGACTGTCAGAGGAAGACAGGAACTTCAGCTTCTCGTTTATGAGCTATAACCCCACGAAAGGCACAAGCGACGGGATCGTCTATGTCCGGCGCGGGGTGTTGAGACATAGGGAAACCAAGGAGCACAACAAGAACGCTGACATCATCGAGGGCTACACGGATCTGGAGACCGGAGAGCCGAGGCGTTTCTACCAACCGCTTCTGATGACATTCAACGGACAAAAACTGATACTCGTATGAGCAGAATCGAAAAAATATCCGACCACACATCCGTTCTGCGGCTGAACGATGGCCGGGCTTTCGCGCTTTCCAACAGGAGGGACGGCAGTCTGGACTCCGTGTTTTGGATGGCGCAACAGAGGAACTGGGAACAGTTGCCCCAGACGATTTGCGGACAGAAGATCGTGCCGTTCGGCCACGACAACAATCTGCCGGTGCACCTAAGGGACATCCTGGACGAAAACAATCTTGGTCCGGGAATCCTTGAAAGGCAGATGGGGCTTCTCTACGGGCAGGGCGTGTTCCTTAACCGGCTGGCTTACCAGGAAGGAAACATCGTGCATAACTGGGAGGAGGACAGGGAGATCCAGGCGTGGCTGGACAGCTGGGACTATATTAGCTACATCAAGGGGTGTATGACCGATTACCTGCATCTGAAAGGGTTCTTCGATGCCAAGTATCTGGAGAAAGGCCGGAGAATAGGCAGGGAGCCAAAGATAGCCTATCTTGAGCATATTCCTTCAAAGAACGCAAGGCTGGAGTGGACGGACAGCAGGGAGATCAAGGACGTGAAACACATTGTTGTCGGGGATTTCGAACATTCCTGCGTGGGGACGGGCGTAAGGGTCTATCCGGTCTATGACAGGAAGAATCCAGGACGGTTCGGAGCGTCGGCATCGTACAACCACACATATTCATTCGCAAGGGATTTCTATGCTGTGCCTCAGTATTGGGGAGCATTGCGCTGGATTGTCAAGGGTTCGGAGATTCCGACCATATTCAAGTACGTGACGGACAACGGAATCAACCTTGCTTATCTGGTGAAGGCTCCCAAGGAGTACTGGGAGGAAAGGCGTGACCGTCTTAGGATGGTTCATCCGACTTGGGATGACACCAAGGTGGAGAACGAGATTAGCCGGTTGACGGAGGATCTGCTGTTGCAGATGCAGGATGTGCTCAGCGGCAAGGAGAACGCCGGAAAGTTCTTCTATTCGCTCGATATGCCGTCTGAAAGCGGCGCGGGGCGTGTGTCTTGGTCCGTGGAGGCCATCGACCAGAAGATGAAGGATTTCGTGGAGGCGCAGCTGAAGATCTCGGAGGCCTCGGCATCGGCGATCACCTCGGGGATGGGTCTTCACCCGTCATTGTCGAACGTGATGGTAAACGGAAAGCTGGCTTCCGGATCGGAACTGTTGTACGCCTTCAAGCTGTTCCTGCTTTCGGACACGGAGATCGCCTCGCAGACGATTCTGGAGCCGGTCAACCAGGCGATAGCGTTCAATTTCCCGGGCAAGGGACTGAAACTTGGGTTCTTCCACAGGCAGTTGTCGGCGGAGGATGCCCTTACTTCCTCGGCCAGGATTAAAAATCAGTGATTATGACGGATTTGTTCAACAGAAATCGGGACGGTTCCAAGGAACTTGAGGATCTGACCGGCCAATGGTACGCTTCCTCTCCTTTCAGGCTGATCGAGACGGAGATCCGGTTCGCCACCGATGAGGTGGCGCGGCTTGTGAGTCAGGAGGTGGTCAAGGAGGCCGCTGAGGCTTATGATGAGGATGAGAAGCCGGAACTCGTGGCCGCTGTAAGGCTTCCTGTGGCGTGTCTTGCGTTGATGCGTTACGCCAAGCTTTCATCCGTGTCACACGAATCGACCGGACGGAAGGTCAAGATCGATGACAATGAGAGAAGCCCTTACGAATGGCAGATAGACAGGGATGACAGGGCAATGAGGGAGCGGTATTTCAGGGCTCTGGACGCTTTGTACACCTACTTGGAGACTTCCGGCAACGAGAACTGGAAAGCGTCGGCCAAGAGGACGATGACGGGCGAATCCATTGTCAGGAATATTCAGGAGTTCGAGGCTGTCTATCCCGTCGATGGAAGCTACTATGTCTATTATCTGCTCCAGGCGCTTGTGATCGAGCGGCAAAGGGCGGTGATAGGACCGTTCGCGGGGGATAAGTGGGCTTCCATAGCCGACGGCTCGGCTGACGAGAGGGTGCTCTCGCTGGCCAGAAGGGCGGCCATTCTCAGTGCGGTGATCGTGGCTGGGACGAGGTGGAGCCTTGAGGTGTTCCCTATCGAGATCGCAAGGCGGTTCTCCCCTACCTATCAGGGCAACAAGTCCAACCGTGTGGCCACGATGGATGAGATCGACTGGTACGTCGGCAATCTGAAAAGTGAGGTCAAGGACGCTTTGACGGATTTGTCGGCGCTGATCAGCGAGGAGAAGGTGGACCCTAAGCTTTTGCCTGTGAATGACAGGAGGAACAAATTCTTTACCACCGAGTGATGAACACGATTGAGGTTTTCGAGACCGGTAAGGTCGTGCAGGTGCCTGGCTCGTGGAGTGAGATGACTCCGAAACAGGTGCGGGAGGTGTTCAGGATCTTCGAGTGGTGCCTTAGGCGTGGGGAATCGCCGTTGGACTTCAATGTGAGGGTCTTGTGGATGCTGCTTAGGGTACGGAGAACTGTCAAGGGATGGTTCACGGACATATTCAATGGCTCTTCTTCTGTCAGGGATGAGAATGTCTATCGGATGTGCGAGAGGTTCCTCGGATTCCTTTTTTCGGAGGAGTCGGCTGCGCTGACGTTTGATTCGGTCGCCAATCCGATGCCGGTGGTGCGTTCGGGGCTTGTTTGGCTTCACGGTCCGGGGGAACTGCTCCAGGATCTGACGTTCGGGGAGTTCAGGCACGCATCCGCCGCAATCAACAGGTTTTTCAGGAGCCACGAAACAGATGATCTGGATGAGTGCATCGCCTTTTTGTACCGTGTGCGGTCAGGGAAGGCCAACCGCGCAGGCCGTATGGTTCCAGATGTGGACCAGCGGAACGCGAGGGTGCATATTCGCAGAGCATCGAGGTTGAAAGGGTGGCGGAAGAACCTTGTGATGATGTGGTTCTCGGCTTGCTTGAAGTACCTCCAGTCTGGTGTTCTGGAGATTGACGGGGAGGAGATTGATTTGTCGAGGCTTTTCGCCGGGGATGACAAGCATTCCGGTGTCAGCTTCGGGTGGAATGACCTTCTGGTCGAGGTGGCTAAGGAGAACACGCTTGGAAACATCGACCGGGTGGATGAGGAGCCGTTGTTCTCGGTGCTGTCGATTATGTGGCATAACTATAAGGAGAGAAAGAGAAATGAGCAGATTATCAAGGCTTCAAAGGCTCACTGAGTACCTTTCGGGGTTGAAGATCCACTCCTGCAGGTGCTGTGGGCACATCGATCCGATTTGCACGACCGCACAGTCGGACGCCACGTCCAAACTGGCGCATCTTTCGGGTGTGCAGGTTCTCGTGGCGCGTCCGGAGGTGCATCAGCGCGGGGATTCGGACACGTTCCGGGAAGAGTTGGGGACGGTGATCTTCGTGTTGGAGAAGGGGCTTGGGTTGGATAAGACGGAGGAATCGGAGAATGAGCAGTATTCACGGCTTCTGGAGGTTGCGGATTTGATTCTGGCCTACATCACGGAGGAGGCTTCCAGCTATAATTGTCAGTTGGTGACGGGTTTGTCGCTGGCTTCGGCTGATGTAGTGCCTGAGGCAAGCGTGTTCGGAGGTTGGAGCGGGTACAGCATCGAGCTTGCGTTTGAGTGATGGATGTCAGGGCGCGTTTCGTAAGTGAGGTCCTTCAGGATGAGGGTCAGCGGCTTCTGAGAAATCAGGGGAAGGCCATCGAGGCCAAGGTCAAGAAGCGTTCCGGGCGGCTGGAGTCGTCCAGGAGTGTTTCTGTGACCGGTGGGAGCGGTGCTTCGGGGACTTTGACGTTCGTGCACGTGGCCTACGAGCGTTTTTTGGATATGAAGCGTCTCCAGCGTGGCGGCAAGTCCGTCAAGAGCAACCGCAAGATCCACAATCGCTATGTCTTCGGTGCTTTCGCCTCCATCGCCGAGCGGCTGATGTACGAGTTCACGGAGGATGTCATCGCCCGGATCCGGGAATCGGAACTGGGGCGAACGAAGTGAAAATCAGGCGGGAAGTCTTGATTATTTGGCCCAAAGTTTGTTTCTTTGTAAACACATTCGCAATACAAATGCAATACGGCAAGACGGTGGAGTGATTTTTGCAAGAGGTAGAGATAACACGTAATTCTGATTGAGTATGTTCTGGGGTTCTTTTGATGTTCCGATAGGAGTGATTATCCTCGTTCTGCTGGTTGTGTTCTGGAAACCGGTGACAAGCAGGATTTTATTGTGGGTATTCGTCATCATCACGTTCCCTTTTGTCGCATTGTGGAAAGGCATAGAGAAATTAGCAGGAATAGATGAAAATAGTTGTGAGACATCTGATGAGGACGCAAGAGAACTCGCACTAAAACGGAGGTGGCTGATGAAAAAGGTTGTCCTCGCAGCGACTGGTTTTTTGGCACTGTTCGCGGTCATTATCTGGACACTTCCGCTATTCGACATCCACGACTGGAAAGTGGTCGGTTGGCTATCACTCCCTGCCTTCATTTTAACTGTCATTATCGCAACCAGAACAAAGTTCTTTGATCCTCCAAAGGTGGGATAGCCAACATCTATGTCCTTTTGCAGCCGCTGATTAGCGGCTATTTTTGTGCCATAAATCACGTGAGATTATGGCTAAAAGAATTACTGATGAGGATCTTCGGCTGAACCTGATCATCAATGGGGACGGCGGCAGGAAACAGTTGCTTGAACTTGAAAGGCAAATAAACAACACAACAACCGCAATTGAAGAGACACGGAAAAAGATGACCGCTTTTGAAGTGGCGGGAAAGAAAGCCAGTCAAGAATATCAAGATTTGAGCAAGTCTTTGGAAGTTCAGCAGGCTTCACTGAAGAAATGCCAGTCTGAATTCAAGTCCCTTCAAGAAACAGTTCCTCTTACAAGCAAGACGATGAAAGAGCTTAAGCATCAAATCACCGCCACACGAACTGCACTTGAACGCGCTGTTCCTGGCTCCGATAATTGGAACCAGTTAAACAAGGCACTTCAAGAATTAAAAACAAGATACAAAGAGCTTACCGATCAGTCTAAAGCCGTCAGTTATACAACGTGTGAGATGATGGACAAACTTAGCAAGTATGCCATTTCGCTCACATCAGCTTTTAAAGGAGCCGCAAATGTGATTAACAGGTTCACTGGTGCACGTGATGCGTTTTTAGCCTATGACGAGGCGATGACGGATGCGATGAAGACCACGGGGCTGACTAAAGATGAGATTTCGGAACTCAGTGAGAAACTCAAAGGCATAGACACAAAGACAGCTCAGAACGAGTTGCTTGGACTTGTGCGGGCCGGCGGTAAGCTGGGAATATCCGGTCAGGAAGACTTGCTGGGGTTCGCAAAGGCCGCCAACCAGATCAACGTGGCGCTTTCCGAGGATCTTGGCGGTGATGCGGAGGCTGCCATCACGGAAGTAGGAAAGATGGTCGATGTGTTCAACCTCAAGGATGAGTTCGGAATCGAGAAGGCGATGCTGAAGGTCGGTTCGGCCATCAACGACCTGGGAGCCGCGTCAACGGCCAACGAAGGCTACATCGTGGACTTCTCCGGAAGGCTTGCCGGTATCGCACCTAACGCCAAGATCAGCATCGACAAGGTGATGGGACTTGCGGCCACGCTTGACTCTCTACATCAGCAGGCCGAGACATCCTCCACGGCCGTTGGACAAACCATAACAAAGATGTTCGAGAAGACGGAGACATTCGCAAAGATTGCAGGGATGTCTCTAAAAGATTTTTCGGATTTGCTGAACAACGATGTCAACGAGGCGTTCATCCGTGTGCTGGAAGGAATGAACAAAGGTGGGGACGGCGGAATGAAAGCTATCACCGAGGCGATGGGAGATATGGGGCTGAACGGTTCACGCGCCATTCAGGTACTCGGAAGCCTTTCAAAACAGACGGAGACATTGCGGCAGCAGCAATTGATCGCGGCCGAAGCTTTCAACGAGGGAACCTCTATCACCAATGAATATGAGCTCAAAAACAACTCGTTGACGGCCACGTTGGAAAAGCAGAAGAAGGCTCTTATGGAGACGACCGTAGAAATCGGAGAGAAAATGAACCCTCTGATGTCTGAAAGTGTCGGACTTACGAATATGGGTCTGAAAGCCGTTTCCGCATTGATTGGTCCTATGGTCAAGTATCGCTACCAAATAGCCGAGATTGCGGCGGCCATATTCATCTATAACCAACGGGCGAAACTCAAGCTTGCGTATGACAAGTTGCTGGCGTTCTGGAGCAAGGAGAATAGAGACGCTTTGCTGAAACAAGCGCTTAGTCTGAAGGGTGCAAGTGTCGGTACCGCAGCTTTGTCATTGGCTCAAAATCTTCTTGTCGGCAATACCAAGGCTGCTACTATTGCATTCAAACGCCTCGGTTTGGCCATCAAAGCTAATCCTTTCGGGCTAATCCTAAGTGTCATCTCCGCCGTGGTTGTCGGTATAACCACATTTGTCAGGCGGTCAAAAGAAGCAACCAAGGAAATGACAGAGATGAGGAAGGCGGCCGCTGACACAGCCTCTGAAATCAACAGGGAAAAAGATGCGGTGAATAGGCTGAAGGATGCAGTCACCTCGGCGGCCATCGGGTCAAAGGAAAGGGCGGCTGCCATCAAACAGATAAACGATCAGTACGGTTCTTACCTTCCACACCTGCTTGATGAGAAAGCGTCCAATGATGAGGTTGCCGCGGCTCTTGGCATTGTCAATGACAAGCTTTCCGAGCAGATAAGGTTGAAAGGGATGCTGAACGCCAAATCCAAGCTGGATGAGGGGCTCCAGGACAGTACCGTGAAAGCGGCGGAGAACATCAGGAATGCCTACAACAAGACACATAAAGACTCCAAGATGAGCGAAGATGATTACCGTGGCGTTCTGGAAGCGATTGTGGGATTCCGAGACACGATGACATCGGAGACATCATCCAGTACCGACAAGGTCAACGCTGCGGCGGCGTTGAAAAGAAGCCCTATACTCAGAGATTTCCATCCTGATGATTTGGCGAAGAAATTAAGTCCCGTCTCTTCCGGAATAGATAAGTACAATTCAGACGTGAAGACATTAGAGGCGTTGTATGGCGTAAATAAGAGGAAGAATAGTAGTGTTACTACGACATCCGGGACATCAGCCTACTCAACTGCGGATAGCGATGTCACAACAACTCCTGACAACAAAACCGGAAAGCAGCAGTGGTCATTGAGCAATGATGAGGCGTTCCTGAAGGCTAAGGCGGAGCTGACGAAGCAGTTCAATGAGAAGGAGATTGCTTCGCAGGGGGAATATGACGATAGGATTTATGAGCTGGAGGTGGCTACGTTGACGGCACGGCTGGCTGCTCATAAGGAGAAGGGGGCGGACAGAGCCAAGATCGAGAATGAGTTGCAGGAGAAGACCAAGAAGCATTCGGAGGATGCGTTGAAGAAGCGGCAGGAGTACGAGAAGAAGGCGGCGGATCTGGCCAAGGAGGGAACGGCGATCATCAACGAGGCGGAGACGGACAAGACCAGGGCGGCGATGGACGGTGAGGAGGCCCGGTACCAGGCGGAACTCAAGAAATTCAGGGACACCAAGGTTCTGTACGAGAATCAGGCGGCGGTGCTGGAGGCTATCGAGAAGAAGCATCAGAATAATCTGATGAAGATTCGGATGGATGCGGAGGCTAAAGAGATGGCTAAACTCAAGACCGCACACGACTTGAACAGGCTTGAGATAAAAAACGAATACGAGCAGAAGATGTCTGCTTTGCCTGTTGGTCCGTCAAAAGAGAAGTCATCGATGCAAAGATCAATGAATGCCGATTTAGTTTCTTCCGACCTCGCATATTTGGAAAATCTCAAAACCGAACTTAAAAAGATCACTGATAGCGGAGAATTTGACGGAGCGGTAATCCCAGAAGAAGAGCTGAATAAATACGAACTGCAACTCCAACAGACTATTGAGAAAATTACCGAGCTCAAAAACAAGCAGAATGAGGACACCGCAGGGGTTTTCGCCGGTACGGGAAAAGGTAGCCTGTTCGGCGTGTCGCAAGAGCAGTGGGATCAGTTCTTTGCTAATCTGTCTGATGGAAGGCTTAAAGCGGAAGATCTAGCCAGTGCCTTGACTGGAATGGGAGGGCTTGCGCAGGAAGGCTTCCAGCTGGCAAGCAAGGCGATCGAGCTTACCAACGCCAAGGAAAACAAGGCATTCAACGAGTACAAGAAGAACAACGAGAAGAAAAAGAAGGATCTGAAATCCAGATATGATGCCGGATTGGTGTCACAGGAGCAGTACAACGCGAAGGTCGAGGAGATGGAAGCAGAGGAAGAGGCAAAGCGCGAGGAGATGGAGATCAAACAAGCAAAGAGGACGAAAGCGCTCAATCTGGTGCAGTCCATCATCAACACGGCTTTGTCGGTCACCAAGACCTTGGCGCAATGGGGCTGGCCAGCCGGTGCGGCTCCTGCCGCGATCGTGGCCGCTTTCGGGGCGGCGCAGACTGCATTGATCGCGGCGCAACCGATCGGTGCGGAGGAGGGCGGCTTCGTGAACACTCGCCGAGCTCAGGACGGAAAGGCCTTCAAGGCGCGGCTCTCACCTGACAAGAGAGGCTTCGTCTCCTCCCCTACCGTGCTTGTGGGTGAGAACGGCGGTGAATATGTGATACCGGCTGACGGACTGAGCAATCCGACGTTGCTGCCGTTCGTGGCGACGATGGAGGAGGCTCGGAAGGCTGGAACGTTGAAGAGCCTGAACTTCGAGGCGGTCTATCCTGTGGGAGCCGCTATCGGTCGGGAAAGCGGTGGGTTCACTGGCACTTCGACAAGCCCGGTGACTGGAATCGGCTCTGGGGCTGGCGCCGTAGTTTCGGCAAGGTCAGCGACAGATGAAAGGTTGCTGGAGGCTATCGAGCTTCTGAACAAAAGGCTTTCCGTGCCTATCAAGGCGGATGTGTCGATGCTGGGGAAGAACGGGATCATCGAGCAGACGGAGAAGTACAATCGTGCCAAACGCCGGGGTACTTATGGCAGATAATGCGATTTTTTGCAAAAATTCCCGTAAAATTCTTGGAATTTGGAAAAAGATTCGCATCTTTGCCAGTGCGTACTACATACTTAGCATTCTCTTTACGGCTGAATAATTCCGTAGAAGATTGCTGACATATTATTAAAGGGAAATTTTGCCCTCCGTATGGTCGTTGCTGACGAAAGTCGCAACAGCATTATGCCGTAAGGCAGGTATGTGGTACGCAGACCTTAGCGGAGGGTTTTTATATTCAATTAGTTATGCGTACTACTAATTCAAACAACGCGGCTGTTGCCGCAGAAAGCCACAAGATCGGGGCTGACTCTTTCATCATCGAGACCAGGATTGAACTGTTCCAGATTGCAGATCGATTCTCGGAGTGGGAAAAGCAGATGTACGAGAAGAAGGAGCTGTTGATGGACGGAAGGCTCGACAATGAGATCAGGACGATGAACACCGCCTTCTACCAGTTGGACGAGGCCCTGAGGAAGATCATGAACGAGGAGCTGGAGTTCGACATCCTCCGCCACGACACCGTTACGGAGTGATTTTTGCAAGGACTTGTCTGACAATTAATTCTGAATGAGTATGAGAAGGTTAATCATTGCTGTTGCTATAATGCTGATAGGGTTCGGCGGGACTTGCTTCGGACAGACTATTCAGCCGGACACGTTGACAATCTATGGGACATTTCCTGTGTACGGAAGAGAGGCGGAATGGATGGAGGATCAACTGAACATCTGGAAGCCGAATCTTGACTATATTCATAGAAAGAATGATTTCGCTCTTGAAAAGAGAGGGATAACGGTTCTCCAGTGTCACGATGTCCGTTTCACTCATAATAATAAGACTTCAAAATACCCTGATCATCTGTTTTTCGACTTATATGTCAAGTGTATGCCTGACTCTTGCACCATCTATATGACAAATATCGATGTGATTTGCAACCATAAGCCGGGAAGATATATTCATAGAATGTCAACATACGATGACGCTTTGAACAGAAGCGGAGCTTGGCTCAGGAAGAACCGAGTGCTGGCGGATTCCGCAAGGGTATATTCATTGTCTCTGTTCCACGAGTTGAAAGGTTCTTTGGAACGGCATCTGAACAGGCCGCTTGATGTCCAGATGAGACGAATAAAATGACAATTAATTCTGAATGAGTATGAGAAGGTTAATCATTGCTGTTGCTATAATGCTGATAGGGTTCGGCGGAACTTGCTTCGGAAGGAAGCTGGCGGATCCGGAAAAACTGACTTTCAAAAAGACATATTCGATGCCAGGGATGACAAGGGATGAGTTATACCGCAATACCGCCGGTTGGCATAGCGTGTCACTTAATTTAAGCTTTGGCGGTGTGGTGTGCAAAGACGAGGATAAAGGATACCGCGCACGGTACTACAACCAGCGATTTGGCAATAAACAAGGAGCATTGTTCGGTACGGTCTTTCTGTCATTCAGAGATGGATCATTTGATTTGACATTTACGGACATTTCCGCATTTTACGGGAATAAGGATGTGGATCCTGTATCGACCTGCGATGACCGCTTCAATCGTACCTGGTACTGGAGAGTAACACGCAGCCAAAAAGTCATCGACGAGATACGTAAGCGTTCCAAGGAGATCTTCGAGATGATCACCGCCTCGATGGATCATTACCTGGAGGTCGGCCCGCCGGTGGAGCTGAAGAAACTCTGACAATCTTGACCTTCGTTTAGCAGCCGCTTTCGGGCGGCTGCCTTTGTTCCGCAATCCCCATCGAACGAAGTGAAAATCAGCGGAAAGTCTTGATTATTTGGCCGGAAAGTTGTTCAATTATTTTTTTTGTATTGCATTTGCATTTACAAAAATATTATCATTATCTTTGCACAGATTGATGAGATACATATTGATGAAGGCGCTATGAGCTCATATATTCAGCAATTAGAGGAATATTTTAACAAGGCTACTCTTGAGCAGCAGGACAAGGATTACCAAGAACTCCAAAAGTTCAATAAGAATGGTATAACTGTTGATGACTACATCCGGGATTTAGGAATTATACTTTAGTTATCATTCTATGGCATTCAGCAAGTATAAGAGCAAATCCGAGATGAATGAAACTTTCGCTAAGTCTTTGCACGACAGTTCGTCTTTCCTCCCTGTTGGACATTGCGCATACTATGCTTGTTTTCAAAGGATTTGCCATATATGTTATTATGTTATCGGGAAGACAAAGGATCAAATCGCCTCAGAGTGTAGTTTAAGCAGAGAAGGTTCGCACAATTATCTGCTGAACCTCGTATTGGAATACATCAAGAAGAGTAATCCTAATGATGGCCGTACTTTGCGTAGGGATATTTTCCAACTAAAGAAACTTCGCGAGTCAGCAGATTATGAAGATGAAAATTTTGATTCATCCAAAAGTTCGAACTCGCTTGATTTGATGAGAGAGATCCTTCCTATTTTGAGAAAATACTGAATATGACTTCTAATGAATATATTATCAATGAACTGAATCTTCTTCTTGAAAAGATTCAGAATATTCGAGTACGCTACGAGTTCGATCAAATGTCTTCTATGCATATCATTGAAATCGTGCCCGATGATGTTTATCGTAACGATGCGTTATACCTTGAATGGGAGGATGACTTATTTAGCAGATTCATCGAGAAATTCCCTACTGAAAACATTTGCTTCATTTCAGATAAATCATACATCGAAGTGAAAAATCCAATCTTTGTTAAAGAAGGGGCTGGTTTTGCATCCTTCTCGTGCAAAGATGAGAATCGCTTCTCTTTGCGGAAATCTGAAATCACTCCAAAATTCCACGAAATGCCTTTCACTTGGATTTCATTAGCGCCTATTGGATGTGAGACTTATTCCTTTTCGCAGCAATCAGGTGCGCAATTCCGTGTTGAAATTAATAATGATAACTATCCAAAAGCAGCATAAGAATTATGGACAACAGCAATCCAAAGTCAGGGTTTACCCTTGAAAATATCATCCTAATCGAAAGTTCTTTCAAAAGAATTAGCGATGTGATATTCGACAAGAAGGCTCAAAACTCATTCGATATAAATGTTGGAGTCGCATCTGCCGAACCAAGAATAGCCGTCACTGTTGATGTTACAGTGGCGCAAAAGCGTGACGAGGTTGAGCAGTTCAGGATTACGGCAAAAATGGTGGGAATATTCAAGAAAGAAGGTGAATCGGACATCAAAAGCGATGAGGATTTTGGCCGTATCAATGGTGCGGCCATTGTGTTCCCTTTTGTAAGAGAACACATTGCCAATGTGGCATTGAAAGGAGGCTTAGGTGCGGTTCTTATCCCACCTGTTAATTTCACGAAGTACACGGGTAAAGAATAGAATCCGTTTCCGTTGTCCTTTTGTGGCCGCCTGAGGGTGGCTATTTTTGTGCCATAATGAGTTCGTTATGGTTAGGATATTGACTAAGGATTTCACGGAGCTGGATCTTACGAAGGGGTTCGAGTTCCAGATCGAGATGGAGAATCCGATGTTGGAGGAGGATCATATTCCTTCGGCTTTCAGCACGCAGATTTCGTTTCCGCCGAGTCCGGTGAACAGGAGGGTGTTCGAGTACACGCCGGCTATGTTCCTGGCGCCGAACGTGAAAAGACTGGAAGCTTCGGTGTGGATCGGGGGTGTGCCGTTTGTGAGCGGGACGCTGGTGTACGACGGCATCGAGGACGGGTGTCTGATGTACACGTTCACGGAGAAGATGGTGGAACTGGAGGGGAAGATCTGGGAGAAGAGCATCCTGGAGTTCGACACGGGTTCCATCCCAAGCACCCTCTCGAAGTTTTCTACGCCGCTGCTTATTAACAAGACAAATGTTGCAATACAGCCATATTCGGTGATCAGTAGAATTCCCGTGTCAGGTGAGCCAGGTTCAGCAGGCGCTACCACAGGGCAACTAACTGAAGACGATTACCTCTACAGGAAGAAGTATTACAATTATTACAATGCGTCAGAGAGTTTTACCTATAATACCTTCATTCCGGCTATTCCATTGAGGGTCATCCTGGCAGGATGCTCGGTAAATGTTCCTAACGACATGCTACTCCGGAACGGATGGGCTGAACTATCCATTCTTGGTAGATACCACGAATTCTTGTTTGATGACGTGGTGAAGCCGAACAGGTGGCGTGACGTGGCAACATCGGGAACAAGGCCACCGTCAACCGGAAAGCCCACAAGGCGAGGATCTTCTACTCCAGGAAACAATAAGATCACTGATTTGGCCTCGTTCCTTCCAGACCTCTCTTTCGCTGAGTTGATTAAAGGTCTTTGTTCGATGTTCTGTTCGACCATATTCAACGACGGCGGAAAAGTTAGAATGATAGAGAATAAAGATGTTCTTGGCTATCCTGTCGAGGATTGGGAAGAAAAAATAGAGGACGATTATTCTTCTTCGGAAGAGAAAGCCGTATCTTATAAGTTCGGCTATGGCGACGATGGAATCTCCTATGACACTACAAAGCTAACCCAAAATATGGAAGACGGTCGAGTAGAAAGAATCCAAGAGGGCAATGTGGACGGCATACTGGCGCACTTTTCGTCAAGTGAGGATTATTCGGTGGTCTTCGACGAGGCTACTGGTGATGTCTATTCTGGCCGCAAATATGACGGAGTCGTAAGGAGACAATATAACCCAAACAATGGCGTGATCGTTCCTGTAACGGAAATAGCGTATGAATGCGACTTGCTTTACAAAGGGGCAAAGCCTGTGGAAAACCATGTGGAAGGCGCAGACACATTTGACAATAGCACCGAATTTATGACAGCGGGCTGCGTGCCGGAAAAATTATTCATTTCCGACACAACTTTTCCACGGAGCATGGCGGCTATAATTGAACCGAACGATGTTGGAAAAGAGCGTGACAACAAGGTCTACATAGGGGTGTCATTTGAGGATCAGTTTTTCAGCAATGGCATATTCGCCCCTATCTCAAAGGCAGACTTTCAGTTTGTTGGAACCGAAGACCTTACTCCCGGCGGTCTCTGGGAAGAATATCACAAGGCATTCGCCCAGTGGCTGGGAAAGACGAGGCAGAGGGTGGCCGTGGACGTGAACCTCACGCCTGTCGAGCTGCACAACTTCAGGCTGTACAGGCCTGTGTACTTCAGGGGGAGGAAATGGATCGTGGCGAAGCTCTCGGTAACGGTGGCGGCGGGTTCGGACAGGGTCACCACCAGAGGCGAGTTCATCGAAATCTGATGTCCTTTCCCAAGGATGTTACATGTGGTAATTTTGCCATAGACAAGGGGATCTACGCCCCGGATAACGGAAGTAATGGAATTTACAGGTAACATACAGTTCGCGGACGAAAGTTCCTGGCTGACGCTGACAACGGAATCGGATGACACGGTTACGATCTCCGTCAGGCTCAACACCTTTGTCCCCAATCAGGAGGTCATGAGTTTTGAGGTGACTCCAAACTCTGGCATAGTACGGTTGCCGGCGGGGGAAATACTCAGGGTTCTGAAAGGCAACGGTGTCGGGATGATTACAGGAGTATTCGCAGCCACGCAAGGCACGTCGTCTTGCTCGTACAGTTTCAGTGTGCTGCCTTGCCGGAAGTTCGCCTACAAGTCGCTTGCCGCGACCATATTCACGACAAGGCCGGAAAAATCTCCTGTCCATGTCGGAGCCGAAGACAGACTCTGGTTCTACAGGATGGCGGGTGATGTCTCCACCTATGTCAGATTTAACTATCTTGCCGGAGGCTCATCCAGCAACTACGAGCTCAGTCCCACGTATAGCATTAATCTGAAATATTATGACCTTGACATTTCCGCTGACACGATGCTGGCGACCGCTTCCGCAAAGGGGCTGGACGTGTCAAACATAGTGTCCTATGATGTTTGGATAGAGTGTTCCGGAAGCAAGTCAACGGTATATTCTTTCGTCATCAAGAGGATGCGGCTGCCACTGAAGACGTACAAGTTCCTGGGGCGGCGAGGGACGTATGAATATATTCACGCAACCGGGAAGTTCAGCCGCTCGATAGAGTCGGAGACGCAGGTGTTCGTGAATTCCGGGATAGAGCAGGAGCTGGAGAATGACTATTCGATGACATTCGAGCAGAACTCCGGGCACATCGACAGCATCGGGATGAACGGGTTCTGGCTGGAGTTTCTTGCGGCCAAGGAGAGGTACATCATCGAGAAGGATGGTTCGGAACGGGCTATTGTCGTGGACGAGTTCAAGACATCGCTGACGGATAGGACTGTCAGCAGCATGGCGTTCAAATGGCATTACGCCAACCCTGACAACACTGTCATTGACAAAGTGGACATCGACATCACAGGACTTGGCATCCTCGGGCCGTCCACCGTGAACGACGTAAGCAACACGGCGCAGTTCCAGGTGACATATTCACCGTCGAACACGACACAGCGGAGCATAACCTGGAGTGTGGTGAGCGGTTCGGACTATGCGTCCATCGATGGCAACGGGAAGCTGACGGTAAAGAGTAACGCAAAGGGGAACGTGGTCAAGGTCAGGGCGACAAGTACAGACAAACCAAGCGTCTACGCCGAGAAGTCAGTGAACGTCACCTATTTTTCGGCTGAAGTCAGCATCAGCTTCCAGAAAGACAGCATAGGGGTCGAGGCAAAGGCCGGCACCGTGACAAACACGTTCACCACGACAGGACTCACCAACCTTCGGGTGTCCGCCTCCGGAGGGATGACCATAACCACGGGGCCGTCGATCACCGGTTACCTCATCGGGTTCGCCTATGCGGAGAACACGGGCAATTCGGCGAAAATGGCCACGGTCACCCTGACAGGAGACAGAACGGACGGCAAGGGAACCTTCTCGAAGTCGTATACGGTCTTACAGAAAGCGGCGGCATCAGCCGAAGATCCATCGTGGGATCTTCCTTCTTCATACCTCGGAGAATATCTGACCTTGAATCCTGCCGGCGGCACCTTTGACATAAACATAAGCGATCCTGCGAGAGCAGGCTGGAGAGTAGTGTTCGGTAGTCCTCTGACGTTAGAGTCAGGCTCTGCGACCGGAACAGGCCAAGGGAAACTGTCGGTCAGATACCCTGCGAACGACACCGGTTCTTCGCGCAGTTTCGACCTCATACTCAAAAGCGGCGAGAGTAATTTAACAAGATGTGTCGCCAAACAAGCCGCCAAGGCTGAAACTCCGAAAGCCGACCCGTCCTGGAATTTGCCTACCACATGGACAATCAACGCAGACGGGAGCAATGATCCATTTATCCAAGTCACAGACAACGACAATGTTGGCTGGAAAGTGGAGTACCCTGACTGGATGGAAGCAGAAGGAGGGATAGATTCTGGGACGGGCAGCGGAGAGGTCTCGTTCCAAGTCGATGCCAACACCGGTGCGGAACGCGAGGGAAACATAACGCTGAAGAGCGCTGACGGCAACACAACCTTCGCCGTAAGCAGCGTGGAACAGAAAGCGGCGGCATCGCTGGAACCCTCCATCACATTCTCCATGAACAGTGCCACGGTTAAGGCCACGCTCACTGTTTTGACGAATCCGATGTCCTACCAAAACCTTACAGGTTTGAACGCGACAGTGTCCGGGGAGCTTTCGGAGGCTGCGGCCACCATCGAATCCGCCGCGGTTAAGGTTACTTTCGCACAGAACACCTCTTCCTCCAAGCGCGTCGGGACGATCACGGTAACAGGAACCAGAACGGACGGCAAGGGAACATATTCGAAGTCGTTCACGATTGAACAGTCGGCGGCAAAGGCCGCCACATGGGATCTCCCGTCTTCATTGACATTTGAGGCGGGTGGCGACGGAGCGATTTTCACGATAACGGACAAAGACAGCGCCGGCTGGAGACTGACGCTTCCGGACTGGTGCCTTGTCAGCGACGGGATTACCAAGGGATTCGGAGACCGCGACACCGACCTGGTGGCAAGGGCAAATGACACCGGCTCTTCAAGAACCGGCACTGTACAATTGGTAAGCACTGATGGGAATACTGTCTATGCTACTTGTACCGTAACT